ATGAGCGATGATATTTTAAGAGTGGCTCAATCATTCAAAGAGCAAACCAGAGGTCTATCTCAAGAAGAGAGTATGGCTCACTTTGAAAAACAAAAAGAGCAATATGAGCGAGAGTATAACGAATTTCTTGAATATTACAGAAGAGAAAAGTGTTATTTATGTGGGAAGTCGATAAAGACTATTAGTAAGGAGAATCCCTGTTTACACTGGCTTCTCAGAAAGTGTAAATTCAAGAAAAAAGACTTTCCAAAAATCACTGAACGCTATGATTTCTATCATATTTCTTCTTATTTACGTTGGGTTGCCCATGCGGAAAGTGGTGTTAAAAATATAAATAACTTAAAAGAGGAAAGTAGTGATAGGAAAGTATTTGAAACCACCATTAAGTGGCAAAATATTGAGTGGACACTAGATTGTTCAAAAAATGATTTTGCAGGTCATGAGGGCAGTAAAACTGATTTTCCTCATTGGCATTTCCAGATGCGAGTAGATGGGAATCAATTCATAAACTTTAATGATTTCCATATCAAGTTTTCGAAAGACGATCAGCTAAAAATTGTACTAGAAAATGACCCTGATTCAGGTTTCTATCATACTTTTGGTCCGGGAGGTGAGGGGATGCAGGAACACATGGACAGAATGGCAGAGGATCCAGACGAGTTTATAGCTAATGCAATGACAGCTGAGAATCCTGATGATGGAACAGTACATATGCAGTCAATTATTACTGCCCCAGAAGGTGGTATTTCTGGTGAAAAAATAAATGAAGCGCTTGAAATGGCAAGAACTACTGGTAAAACGCTTGCACATTGCTTTAGAGAAGTCTTAGCGAAAGACGAAGGGGTTTCTGTTTCAACAATAGCGAGTCCTGCTGAAAGTGTTCCTGAAATTGCTAAACGAACTGAGAGAAAACGAAGATAAAACTGTAGCGGAAGGGGAGATAGAACCCGCTGTGGTGACGGCAACATAGAGGCCATCACGATCATTAACTTTATAGAGTTTATCTTTTGGTTTGAGATTACGTAGCTTGGTATCAGTTAGCAAAATTCTTATCCTTCTTTGAATCTGATACCATGCTCAAAGATCGTTATTTAAATTACAATTTATTCCATAAATAACATGAAGTTAAAAAATCAGTACCATAGAGACATTGAAATACTGAGCATGGTATCAGTCATTACTCATGGCATCATTCAATGATAATACTGTCCTCAAGCAGTGCTTCCCATTGCTAACAGATGCCAAATATTACCAATCTTAAAATAAATATCCCCCGGCATAGCCGGGGGTTTTTAATATGCGCCTATAAGGCTTTGTTACCAGCCGCGCCCTAACAGGCGCATTGCAATCTGACATTTGCATTTCGTTGTTACTTACTGCCCGTAAACGGGCTACCGGGATACGGGATCGACAGTTGCTCTCCCATCTTATCTTCTTCCAATTGGTGTTTTATGTATTCCCGTATTCGCGAGGTATTCTTACCCACTGTGTCCACATAAAAACCACGGCACCAAAACGCTCTGTTTCTATACTTAAACTTTAAATCGCCAAACTGTTCATACAGCATCAGGCTACTCTTACCCTTCAGGTAACCCAGAAAACCCGAAACACTCAACTTTGGCGGGATCTCCAAAAGCATATGTATATGATCCGGACAGCACTCCGCTTCCAGGATATTCACATTTTCCACTCACACAGCTTTCTGAGTATGCTGCCTACTGCCCTGCGTTTCTCGCCGTAAAAGGCCTGCCGCCGATATTTTGGTGCAAAAACGACATGATACTTACAGTTCCATCGCGTATGCACTAAGCTCTTTTCGTCCCCCATTGGGACCCCCTTTTGATTTTTTGTTGAACTATTGCAGTTGCCAGACCGCAATATGTTTTAACAAATCAAAAGGGGTTTTATAACTGACTTATAGCTGTAAGCTTTCCGGAACCCCCGGCCTAGCCGGGGGTTTTCTGTGTACAATAAAAAAACCATGCAAACATGGGTTTATGTATAACTTTATGCTTGTTAATGCCTAACGTGTGATCATTCCCACTCAATTATATTCTATTGCAGTAATATATTGATTTATTTTAATTTATTTTTACAACCCTAGAAATATACCGTCACTGATACCGTCACGTCTGAATCTGTTCACTTTTTCACCGGTAATTTTCGAGCAGTTTTTCCTTCGCTTTCAGGTCAATGATACAGAGATTAAGGAGCCGGGTATTCTCATCAGCCCGCCGAGCTTCACGCCCATACTTTTCAAGTGTGCTTCGTAGTTGTCGAGAAAGTTCACCGGCTTTGTCTCTCTCAGTTCTGCAGGTATCGGCGTGGCCGGGATCTGCAACTTCTGCTTTCTCGGTACCGGCTGGCTGCTGCATGCGGTCAAAATGATTAAGCACCCGATCAAGCAGAGCCTCTGTGCGTATCGTATCACTCTTTTTTCCATCCTGATATTCCCTGATGCTTACCTGCTGCCGTTCGTCTGCATCCCGGCGCAGTTCAATATTTGTGGCCACATCTTTCTCATCCTGCTGCTGACCGGCGATCTGATTTTTCATTTGCCTGTTGTCATGCAGGGTACTGCTGGCCCACCAGCCAGCAGCGAAAGAGACAGCCAGAGCGATCAGTGCAATGGCTATATTCTTCATCAGATAAGTGTCCAGGCTCGTTTAAAAACATCATCAACATATGGCTGCTGGCCGTTTTCGACAGCCACAATCGCTTTAGCCATTGCGAGTGACGTGTCTTTGTCATACAGATTTAAACAGTCGTGACGGCCAAAGCCGGTTTCTTTACAGACCCGTTTAATGTAGTTCTCCGTGTGATTGTTATCACCAGACGGCGCCCACCGCTCAATAATTTCTTCCACGGTATCGATCTTACCGCAGCCGATATTTGGTTTACCCTGGTATTTGGTGTACGTCTGCAGGAGCTTCATCAGCGCACGGATGCCGAACTCGGCAGAAATGAATGCACAGAATTTGCTATCCGGCTGTGTCGCTGCAAGTCCCTGCCACTTTGAATTGCTGTGACGGATATTCCCAGGGTTGTTATTCCGGATCCCCCGCGCCCCTGTATTAACGAAACCATCCTTAAAGATTTTTTGTTTAACCTGTTCCGGCATAAATCACCCCGCTTTAAAAAATGACATGACATTGCCGCGATACACCAGCACCGCAGCACAGATAATAAGATTTGAAATCACGCTGGTGATATCAGCGTGATAGACAGGATCAAAGTAGGCCCGCACCGGCACACTCGCGGAATAAGACAGAATGAGCCAGGCTATCCATGCCCCTTTTGCGCAGTGCTGCCGGCCGTTTCGTCTGAACGAAAACACCCGGACAAAAATCACTGAGCAGATGACGGCATTCAGAATGATCAAAACTTTCTCAAACATCATTGCCTCCTTGCGGACTATCCGCTTTTCGGTACGCTTTGATGCTCAGCTTCACCGACAGTAACGCAGATACAAAAGCGCCTACGGCGTCGATGCTATCGATGCTGTAGGCGTCAGGTGGGATCTCGAATATCTTGGTTACTTTGATGAACATCGCCGCTGCCGGACTGAAAAACAGCAGGCCGGAAATAAAGCTGACCAGTGCCAATACCGACCGGCGCAGCAGTGTATATTCAGTGGCAGCGGTGATGAAGTAGATGGCCCCCATCAGGGACCCCATCACCACTTCGGCAGGCAACCCGGCAAAGTAGCTGAAGAACGCAGCAAGGCTGAGCGTGGTTTTTACAGAGAGGTCTTCATGCATTGCGTAGCCCCATGATTATTAAATGACCATGATGCTACAGCAGAAAAAAGATAAACAAAAATGCGTTATTGGTTTAATAACCAAGCTAAGGATCTGCTTCTTAAGTATGAGAAGGAATGATTATGCCACGTTCATGCTGACCTATCTTTACAAGAATGGTAAACTCACGCATCAATTTTCGTTATAGATCAAATGTGATGATTAAACTGTTTGCCAGATACTTTTCAGTCGGCGTTATCAACACCCTGCTTCATTGGGTTGTCTTTGCTGCACTGGTCTACTTAGCCAGCACAACACAGGCGACAGCTAACCTGATCGCGTTCATTGTCGCTGTCACCTTCTCGTTTTTTGCCAACGCAAAGTTCACTTTCAAGAAAAAGGCTACCGGTGGCCGCTATGTAGCCTTTGTGGGGTTCATGGGTGTCCTTAGTTACCTGACCGGCTTCATCGCGGATAAAGTCAATGCCGCACCTATTATGACCCTGGTGACGTTTTCAGCTATCAGCCTAGTGCTCGGTTTTCTTTACTCAAAATTATTTGTTTTTAAAGGCATGGAATAATGAAAATATCATTAGTCGTCCCGGTATTTAATGAAGAAGAAGCAATACCTATCTTCTACAAAACTGTCCGTGAAAATGAAGAACTAAAAAAGCATGAAGTCGAAATCATCTTCATCAATGACGGCAGCAAGGATTCAACAGAAAGTATCATCAATGCACTGGCTATTGCAGACAGACTGGTTAAGCCACTGAGCTTCACGCGTAACTTTGGCAAAGAACCCGCTCTGTTTGCTGGCCTCGACCACGCTACGGGCGATGCTGTTATCCCCATAGATGTTGACCTGCAAGACCCTATCGATGTCATCCCTGTTCTTATTGAGAAGTGGCAGGAAGGAGCTGATGTTGTTCTGGCAAAACGCACAGACCGGTCAACCGATGGATGGTTAAAACGTAAAACCGCCGAGTGGTTCTATAAGCTGCACAATAAAATCAGCACGCCGAAAATCGAAGAAAACGTTGGTGATTTCCGGCTGATGTCGCGGGAAACGGTAGAAAACATTAAGCTGCTGCCAGAGCGTAACCTGTTCATGAAGGGCGTTCTGTCATGGGTCGGCGGTAACGTTGATATTGTGGAATACACCCGCGCCGAACGCTCAGCAGGTGAATCGAAATTTAATGGCTGGAAGCTGTGGAACCTCGCACTTGAAGGCATCACCAGCTTTTCTACTTTCCCGCTTCGTATGTGGACATACATCGGCCTGTTTGTTGCCGCGCTGTCATTTGTGTACGGAGGATGGATGATCATAGATAAGCTCATATGGGGCAACCCAGTACCAGGATACCCGTCACTGCTTGTGTCTATTTTGTTCCTGGGTGGTATCCAGTTAATCGGGATAGGTGTGCTTGGTGAGTATATTGGACGTATTTATACTGAAAGCAAAAAGCGTCCTAAATATTTACTTAAGGGTAAAAAGAATGACTAATTTTTATAAAAAAACATATGCTATATTTATAATTATTGCCCTTGCAATGGTTGGGTATATGTCATATTTAGCGCCAATGCAATCAGATGACTACTCTTACCTACTGAAAGGGCTTGATCTACAGACGCATGTAAATCATTACTTAAGCTGGAGTGGAAGATTTATTTCTGACTACATTAGTTCAGCTATACTTATTTTGACAAATGATTTAGCAAAAGCATTTTTAACATCTGTAGCATTTGTTTCAATAGCACTCATTATTACATCAATACCGTCTATTTTGTATAAAACAAAAAATACTTTACTTAGTTTCTTGTTTGTGTTTTCTTTATATTGGGTGGTTAATCCAACCTTAGGTCAGACGGTATTTTGGGTTGTTGGAGCAGCAAATTACCTATTTACAAACTTATTTATTTGTTTATACCTTTTATTTTTAAGTCTTTACTTATCACATGGTAGAAAATACATAATACCATTGCTTATTTTCTCAATACCAGCAGGACTTAGCAACGAAAATACAAGCGTCATTGTTGTGTGCATATCAGTTGTTTCAACAGTATATGACATTATAAAAAATAAAAGCTATTTATTATTAACATCATCAATACTTGTAATTATTGGAGCCTGTCTTTTAATATTAAGCCCTGGTAATTTCTCAAGAGCATCCAACCAGGCTTTTGAGTGGTGGACGCAGATGACGCTATCTGGTAAAGCCAAGTACTTTATTAAATATGCAGTGCCAATATCACTTAAAAGGATATGGCCTTTACTCATAACATCAATTATTTTACTTGCGATATCTTATAATTTAAAGAAAGATAAAGAGCAATTTATTACATCTGCATTATTCTTTCTTGCTGGCTTCGCGAGCATATTTTCAATGATATTTGCACCTACATTCCCTGAACGAGCATTATCAGGCCCATGTTTGTTTATGATTATATCGTGCTCAATTTCATTTAATATAATCAATGTTAACAGTACAAAGCTAAATTCACTCATATTAAAACCAGTCACGTTAGTTTACGTACTTCTTTTTTCTTTATCATATACTCTCATGACTTATTCGTATAATAGATTGCTGATTCAAGGTAGCATACGGAATGAATCTATCAGAGATAATATAAAAGATGGCAATATATCATTTTATATTCCTAATTTTTTCTGGCCGTCATCATTTAAAAGAGGTGACTCTGTAGATAAATTTAGCTCTGAATCAGCTATGGGGAAAATGTATGGCGTTAAAAGCATAGATGCATTTGAACCATATTTTGATTATTCAATATTAACTGATGGCAAAAAAACAAAAACAAATGTCGACATGCCAGACGGGAGTAATATAAATTGTATCGTAATTGGAAATAACGGCCTAATTGGTGGGTCATCAATTGCTGCTGTAGTTGATCAGAAAAAAAATGATAGCATTAAAGTTAACATAAAGATAATTGACTCAGATGGGAATAATATAAATATAAGCGGTAATAGTGATGGTGATTTATTTTACGTAAACAAAATAAATGGAATGAATATTATTGGATTTACATCAAAAGTAAATAAAAAGGATATAGTCAAGTTGATAATCAACAATAAAGAAGTAACGATAAAATAAAAATCAACCCCTGGATAATTAATCATCCAGGGGTTATTAAATTAGTTAGTGCACACTATTTCAATGTGAAACTCAATGCCATCAGGAAGTTCTGATACCTTAATAATATTATTGGTTTCGTTGTTTAAAATATTAAAGAATGCTTTTCCAGAAAAGGAGCCTGACTGATTATATAATGGAATGAGAGAGTACCTCCACCCTCTGTTTTGTGTCAACGATTGTGTGAAAATGTATGGCCTCCAATTCTCTACGCCTTGCCCATATTCAATAATAATATTGTAATCATCATTTGTATCATTGGTTATTTTATTTACTCCACATGGCTTATATGCGTCAGTGTTAATAACAAAAGTTCCATTTTTCTTTGAAATATTACATATTCTTCTAAGTCCGACAGCATTGACTTCATGTGACTTTGTTGATTCAAAAATATTTGAAAATGTATTAAAATTAATAAGAGACGGCTCTAAGTTTGTTACTATTTTATTATCCCTGCCGTCAGCACCTCGAACATCAACCAAATATTTACCTTGAGCTCCGTAGTAACTGTAATCCCACACGAAGTGTTTGAAAATATTCATACCACCACCATCTACCTGCACTGCCCAAACGCTTGTAGATGTCCATTGTTGGATTGATTCAAATTCAAGGTTACCTATTTGGGTGTGATATGCATATTGACCATCTATCTTAGGAACACACTTACAGACAATTCCATTGTCTGCAAGTATTACATTATTCTTAAAGTTACATGCCGTAATCCAGTTTGTTACTTGTGTATATGCAGCGTTATCTGTTGGTTCGTATGCTTCGATGTATAACCCATACTTTCCGTACTCTAAGTGCAACCCGTTAAAATTACACCAGCATACTGAATTCCAGCGTCGATCTTTGTTGTCGTCGTTAGAACCGTCGCGCACGTTATCCATGCGGATACGGAGAGAAGTACCAAGACGCTCCGTCCAATTAGGCCAGAGCTTTACATTCTCAATTGTTAAATTTCGCAGATTATTTTTACCGAGGACTAGAGCTACATTATGCCCCCATCCAGTAAGCGATGGGTCAACCTCTATTCTACCTCCACCTCGTTTATCACTCCTGAATGAAATACCATCAGTTTCAAAGACAAACATATCATCACGCAAGGTCTGATTGATAATTTGTGCTCCATCTTTGAAGAAGAAGCTTTTACGTACATTAATCTGCGTGTTGCAATAGAAGTGACCTCGTGGAATTATTACCGTATTCACCCTGGCGATTTCTTGCAATTCATTAATGCGCGGACCCACATCTTCCCGAATGCGACACCCAACAGTTCTGATATCAACATCCCCGTAGGTTAACATAGACGCTGTTAACCCATTGCTCAATGCAATATCAGTGATGCCGTTTGCTGCAGCGTTGGTTACTGTGTACTCAGCCTCCCCACCATCATTAATCGTATAATATCCGCGTGTTTTAACCGTTGCCCCAAGTGGTAGTGATGTTTCCGCTACCATTGCAGCGACATTATCAAACACACGAAGGTAGTTGTCTGTCAGTCCGCCTATCAGCGCGAAACCATCCTGTTTTCCCAACTCAGTCAAAACATCCGCAGCACTTCCGGACTCAGGCACAATAACAACCGGATTCCCGATGTTATCAAACGACAATAGCTTATTGGCACGATTAGCGGTATTAGGCAATGCCGGAATATCCTTATCTGCAACACGCAGAGAGCGTTTATCTTTCGCGCTGATGTGCTCCTTCATCGTGCTGAGATCAACCGCATCACCGTCCTTTACCGGCTTTCCGAGGTTGGAAATTTTATTGCCTTTGGCATCGTAGTGATCAGAGATAAAACTCGGCTTACGCAGGCACAGTGACAGATACCCCAGCGACTTCTGGATCAGCATGGTGAGGTAGTCGAAAGCATCCTCATGCACCTCTGCAAAAAATTTCCCCTGGTTACGCAGGTCGGTTTCCTGAACGGCCGGAAGATCACGGGCAATCCCGATTTTCCAGCCTGTTGCCAATGGCATTTTTAAAATTACCTTCCCGCCACGGTATGAGCCTACACCGCGCAGCGTGTAGTCGGTTCCGTTCGTCAGGATTCGCTCAGTTCCGTCCGGGTCGGCTACGGACACAACGAGGTGCTTTGCTTCAAAGATACGGAAACGGAAGTCGAAATCAGTGGTGACACCGTTGCCGGTGTACTCTTCATGGCTAAGTTCGGTCGATACGGTCATGGCTTTTTCTCCTGGTTAATACTGACAGGATAGCCAAAACAAACCATATAAGGAATAATGGTTTTATTTTTATTGGCTTTATGACCACTTAAATAAACATAATTGCATCATACTTATATGATAACAAAGGCAATCATGCACAATAAAGGAATTGGAAATGAAACAGAAATATGTGTATCAATCGCCTGAAAACTATGCAGAAAAAGTAAATGACAATGACGGGATTAAGCAGCTTTCCATCACATCGATGATCGAAGAGTTACTGCGGGAAATGGACCAGGATGGCCATGATGTATCGGGACCTATGATTGAGCTGGTGGCACTGAAAAATTATGTTACGCATACGGAGAAGCAGAAGGAGACCGTGCGAACTGGACTAGAATTTGCGTTGTCCGCACTGAAGAAGTGATTTGATTATGGTAATTAACACCGGTTAATCCGGTGTTTTTGTTATAATTTGCAAATATGATTAGCTAAGTCAGTAAATGACTGCTTGTATCTCTTGCCAAAGAGGGACATGCAAGCGTCATCCATAACATATTCAGCTTTTTTTAATTTATCGCGACAATGGAAGAGATAAAGCGCAGCACCAATAGCAACAAACACAAACATGACAGCCTCGCTTTTCATAAAAAGAAATGACGCTACCACGCCGATAATTGATGCCGCCGCGACCACTTTTGATGCTGTATAACTTACCATTGCTCTATCGTATTCGCGCTGGATGGCATGTAATTTTTCCTTGCTCCATATCGCCATATAACCCACCTGTTATTTCATCTGTTCTTCAACCTGATTCAGCAATGGTGCCAAATAAAACAGGTTCTGGAAAGGCAATAACTTGCGTACAGATCGCACTTCGCGATCATCAAATTCACCATTCAGCACACCTGCAGTGATGTTTTTGATATCGCCGCCCAGGTCAAATGTAGGCCCCAGTAATGCGCCGATACCGTTACGGCTCTGATAGCGTGATGCTGGTGGACCGCCGAACATAGCGCTCATGCCGTAGGTGCCACCGCTGAGGTTTTCCAGTACGTTGTTCGGCTCTCCTAGCCAGCCCATCATACCTGACCAGTCCAGCCCTTCTTTTACCAGGTTGGCAGGATCGGTGTTTATTTCCCGCCCGGCCATCATAGATTTCAGCACGTAAACCAGCGAACCCAGCCCGACCTGCAATAACGCACCGTAATAAAACGAGGCATCACCGGACTGAATGCCGGACACCAGCGCGCGGTTGTGGGTGGCAAAGAAGAAGGTTTTAAACTGCATCACGATTTTACCCAACTCACTGCTCATCATCAGCGGTGTGTCACCGATGCCAGGTGTGATTACCGTGGTGCGGACATCTTTCAGTATTGCTGACTGGAAAGCCTCGCGCACTACTCTGTCATCCCACAGGTGACTATGACCGGTCAGCAGCCCGTCCAGATCCTCACCGTGGCGGCTGTACTGATCAGCAATGCGGTGCAGCATGGATTCATCAATGCCGATATGTGCCAGCTTGGTGATCTCTTTTTTGCTTAGTTTTTTACCACCAGCAACGGCGTTGGCCGCATTCAGCACTTTGGATTGAGTAATAAGCCCAGACCACATTTTCATGGTGTCGGTGTACTGGTTCATCAGCGTGAAGTTGCCAAACTTCTGTGATGACCATTCCAGACCGCGCTCCAGGAATGACCGGCGGCTGTACGGGTCATTCAGATCGGCAATCACTTTTGACCGGCTGGACAATGCATATTCCAGCCCGATCCCCATCTCCCGCAGATCTGCTTTGGCTATACGCATTTTGCTGATGTCCGTCATCATCTTGCCGAGTGGTTTCAGTGCCGAGCGCAGACCATGCTGCATAATCGGACGGGCCATATCCGGCAGTGACGAAATGGTCATGCCGCCCAGCAGCCGCAGGAAGTTAACGTGACGCGCCACGCGACCGGCACGAACAAAGAAACTGGCTGGATCTTTCGGTGCGCCGTAGGTTCCCAGCAGGCGGTCACGCATTGCCCGGATATCTCGTAAATCTGCTTCACGCCGCTTTTCCAACTTTGCCCGTTCTTTTGGTGTGGCAGCTTCTGATATCAGGCGGTTGTAGTCCTCCGTGATCGCTTTTATCTGGCCATCCATATCAACACGGCCAAATCGTTTTGTCAGTTCGATTTCCGGGGCCACCTGACGGATATAATTTTCCATCACGTAATTCACATCCGATTCCAGGAAATCTTTTATCCGTTCGTCGGGAATGTTCAGGGTTCGTGCCTTTGTGAAGCCAGCGTGCTTTGTCAGTCCGTCCGGGATCAGTTCTCCTGGAACAATGCCTGCGGGTGCGCCGATGATTTTATTGATAATATCGTCAGCCGCCGCCTCAAGCTCTTCACGAGCCATTGGCTCCATGCGGCGCATGGCTGCCTGACGGCGGCGGTCAAAGCGGGTCAGTGAATTGGCATGACGGGACAGACGTGCGTATTCATTGCGGAACTGACGCGGTTTATCCAGGATCTCAAGGTGGCGCTGTAGTTTCGGTAAACTCTGCTCTGCGCTGTCAATTGCAGACAACTTTCTTTCCAGTTGCGCCTGGCGTTTTGCCTGTTTCTTTGTCTGCTTATCCAATCCTCTCAGGGCACTGAGTTCATCAGCAACCGCCTGTTTTTCGCCGATCAGCCGGATGTTTTTATCGACCTCTGACAGCAGTTCTGTTTTTTTACCGGACCAGCTTTCCGCCTCGCGAATTTCAGCGCCGAGTTTCTCGGCTGCCGGCCGGGCATTTTCTGCACGTTCAATACCGGCAACCGCTTTATCAAGACTGCCCTGTGCTTTGTTAACAGCAATCTGACTTGTTTCGCCTAACCAGTCCGCGATAACCTTTTTAAACTCAGACCGGTCACTGAGTATTTTGTCAAATTTATAAATACGCGGAAAATAGCTTTCTGCTGTGGTAACTTTTACGCCCTCGCGCAAAATACCTAATTCCACCATGTGATTTTTTGTCTGCTCAACGATAGGGCGAATTGCGCGTGCTGCTTCCGCTACTTGTGGTATGGCATGCTGATCACCATTACGCATAGCATCCCCCACCGCCTCGCTGAACTCAATATGACTCATACGGGTATCGCCACCGGTACGGGCGGCCTGCTTATACTGTTTGTAATAGTCGCGGGTGGACTCAACCTGTTTATAGACCAGCGCATCAAAGCGGCGCACAGCAGTCTCAACCGCGCCGAACGAAGCGATCCCCTCTTCGTTTTTTGCATAGGTGAAATTATTTTCGGCCAATTGCTGGTTAACCTGCCTGGCGATTTTTGACGGTGATTGTGCAACACGGCCCACCGGGCTGACATTCATTGTTCTGTTAACAAAAGATGGTCCCTTTATCGCTTCCTGTTCCAGCGTAGTATCGAACACCTCAGCTGCACCGATATTTCTGTCTCCGGGAATATTATTTGGAATATTTTGTGGTTGAGTTTGTTGTTCGCCAATCACATCATTACGGAATTTAGCAGCCAACGCGCCACGGTTTTTAACCAGCTGAATTGCGGATCCCATCACGCCGCCTAGGGTGGCATCAAATGTAACGTTAAGCGCACTCTCTGTCAGCGTCCGTGTTTCCTGTGTTGCACTAAGAGCCGTTTCTGACAACACTCCGGCACCGGCGTTTGATAGCGCCAGAGTACCGGCAGTTCTGGCCACACTTCCGCCGCGTACCGCCAGCCCACCGGGAATAAAAGTCGCTGCTACGTTTATCGGGTCAATCACACCCATAGCCAGACTGCTGGTAAATCCGGCACCGCCAGCCTCTGCCAGCAACGTTCTGTCCTGTATCTGACGATCTATGCGCTGCTTAATGGCGGACGTTTCCAGCGGAGATTGAGAGTGAATAAACGCATCTGCATAATCCTCATACCCTGCCAGCGTATTATCGTCTTCAAACGGGTTATAGCCCTCTACCGCCTCAAACTGATTAAACGGTATGGTGGCGATCAGGCTGCCGACAGAGTTATCAATCCGGAATGCTGCGTCACGCAGGCGCTTTGTCTCGTTGCTGTCATCAAGCGGATTCAGTGGCGCATACCAGGATGGTTTTTCATTATTACCGTACACCGGCTCAGGCTGCTGCATAGCGTTTACATCAGCAGGCAGGATGTGTTCCGGTTCCATCTCATAGATCGGCATTATTTTTTACCCCATGAAAAATAGTTACTCAGGTTATTAACGCGTTTGTCGTGAGCATCTTTATATTGTTCACGAAGCGCATCACGGCGCTCATCGTTGGCTTTATCCGCTTCCGCTTTACGTTCCAGACGCTGGCGCTCTGCCGCCGCATCTTTAACGCTCTGCTCTTTTTCTTCCATGATTTCACGGTACATCGGTGATGTTGCCTGATCTGGCTTAAAGCGAATCAACTGCCCGTTGTCACCATAGTACGGAAGGTAAATTGGTACATCGTCACTGCCAGTTTGTTTAACCATTACGCCATAACTAAGATCACGTGGAGTAACAGCATCCGGTACCAGAACGATTTCCGCATCTTCCGGAAGCCCGCCGAATACTTTTGATGTCAGCTGTTTTTTATCCTCTTCCCATTGCCCCTTAATCCAGTTACCAGCACCGGATGACGTAATACCATAAGCAGCTTCCGGAGCGTATTTCATGATTTCTTCTTTGCCGTTTACTGAGGTGACACCCCAGGTCTTTTTCACCTGAGCATCAGTCATTTTCTGAGCCAGTTTTGCGTCACCACCGGTTTCGGCAAAGTTGGCGTCATAAAGCGTCTGGTAATCCCGCAGGTATTCACGGTTATTGATGCCCGGTTTATCCGCCCCCGGGGACGAGAACCCGCCAAGCGTATAAAAGCTGTTGATATTTGCCTGCGCCGCTTTATCTCGGCCTTTCATGTAATCCTTATCACGCACCTGTGCTGCAATCATCTGCTTAGTACGGTCATCCTGCTCATAAGTCAGGCGGTACGCTGTTTCTACTGCCTTGTCTTCTGGCATCCCGGCACGGTTAAGTTCGTACACTTTGGTGTAATAGGCCATGGTTGATGATGGCATATCCGTTGCTGCTGCCGGATTATTATCAAAAATCTGCCCGTACATTTTGGCGATCGGCAGGACCACTTCCGGATCCTTGGATGTTGCGCCGGTATTGAAGATTGTTTTTACCTGTGACGGAATAATACCGGTGCGCGAGGAAAGTTCAGCAACGGCATTCAGGCTGTTTTCATCACGCAGACTGAAACCGGATTGCAAGTTTTTCTCGAAGTAGTTGTCCGCTGCCTCCTGATTGTTTTTGTCGGTCGGATCCAACGGGAAGTTATTCTGTATGGAAAGCTCCAGGCGGTTTGCGGAAAAGGTTTTCTCCTGTGCCTTAATGTTGCTGTCAACGAATTTACCGAAACGCTCCCAGCGCTGCATGCTGCTGGCGTAATTAGGTTGTGACGGGTCTGGCTTTATCTGCTCCAGCAATGAACGCTGAGCCGGTGCCGTCATATCTTTCGCTGCTGAAATAAGCCCCGCATAGCGTTTTGCCTCCTGCATATCAGTCAGCATCCTGGTGCCTTTATCGTAGCCAAAGGCTGCCATGACTTCACCCGCTGACGGTGCGCCTGGTGCATCCAGTCCGTTTTCCCACGCAGCATAGGCATCTGCCATTCTGGTGCCGAGTTCTTCCTGCGCTTTTTGCTGGCGCTGTTTATCCATCTGTTCAGCCTGGCGCAGATATTTCGCCTGGTCTGATTGGTCGAGCGCATCAAATGCCGCTGATCCGGTAAGCCGCTTAGGTGCCTGCTCTGACTGCGCTAAATCCACCAGCCCAAGCGCAGCCTGAATACCGTTCGAGATATCACCACCAGCGATTTTATTAAACTCACCCTGTCCGTTCTCTTTAATCATGATCGCCATTGAAAGGCGTGTCAGTGTGTTCAAATCCGTTAAATCAAGGCGGGTGTCACGCGGGACATTGAGATATTCAGAGACAAATTTAATATACCCCTCAGTGTCATTATCATCTTCCGGCGGTGCCCAGCGGGTGATTATCTGTTCCGGCGTGACATATCCCTGACGCGCATATGACAGCAGATTACGCCCGGTTGCCCGGATGCCGTGTGCCGGTGTGGCGAAGGTGACAAAAGAACCGTCATTACCTGTCTGACCAACCCATACATCTTTTGATTTACGGATGTTGCCCGGGTTATTGTTACGTACGCCTCGGGCATTGCCGGATCCATCTGACACAGCAGCACCTGACGGCATTTCACCACTGACACGAACAGCGCCGCTGAGGCTGGACGGTTCACCGTTCTGTTGCATGAACTGCATATAGTCCGCGCCGATCTGGTTCTCAATGGCTTTGCGGGCAGTGCTGGTTTTAAACTCCTGCTTTTTAGCCAAGATCTGCTCATCACTCCAGCCGTGAGACAGACCGAATTCTTCTATCTGCTGAAACACCTGCTTGTTGGTTGAGACATACGCCTGATTATCACCATACTGCGTGGCGGCCGTTTCCGCATTCAGTGTCAGCGTAGACTGGAACTGATCTGTTTCGTATGACTGAATCTGCCCCATCTCATGCTTATTCGCCTGACTGCCGAACTGCAAGCGCATTTCCTGCGCCTGCTGCATGAAGTGTCCGCGCGCATTATCATCCGGCAGTGTGGCCGCAATCTCTCCGGCGAAAGAATCAAACTGATTCTGGTACTCTGCCGCCTTACCTATGGCGTTTTTACCTTGCTGCGCCAGCAGACCATTCTGCGGATCGGTCATCAGTTCATTGGCTTTCTGTCGCAGCTGTAACGCAGCATCCTGTGACAACGCCACATTGGCGCGCTGCTTTGCCTCAGCAAAAGCATTGATATACTGATCACCGGCCTGTGCCAGCCCGGCACCGAAGTGTTCAGGTGATGACTGTGCGCTGAATCCGTTGGCTGGCAACGGGCTGCTGCTGACCTGTCTTTCGTTATAGGTTGGTACTGTCGGCATAGCGCCCTCCGTTAAAAGAATCGTCCGTAGTTGCCGGTCTGGCGTGTCACATCAAACAGGTTTGATCCAGTTCCAGATGCGGCTTTAGTCGCACCGGATCCGAAAATACTGCCGGTACCGCCTGCCACTTTGTACGCACCCCATGCATTCAGCGGCGTGGTCAGTATCGTACCGATTGCACCAATATTGCCCTGACGGCGCGACATCTTCGCATTGAGCCGGTCATTGGCCACCTGCAACTTATAGCCGTATGCTTCGCGGGAGGCGTTATTCATCACGGTGAGCGCATCGAGTTCACCCATGGCCGCAGTGTCGCCGAAGATATCCAGCGCACCACCGGCACCGAGGTCAACACCATTAGCCGACATGGTAGCCGCCTGGGTTCCTGCCAGCTGACGGGCCCGTGAGCGCTGTTTTGCCGCCTCGGCATTACCCCGGTTAATGGAATCATCTGCCGCCGCTTCATTCAGTTTGGCATTCTGGTTTGCGACATCGGCGTTAAATTTACCTGACTGATACTGGCTGTATGCCTGCATTGCGCCGGTGCCGATTGCGGCGGCTGCCAGCATGGTTGGTTCGCACATTATTTCGCCCTCATGGTGAAGTGATGGAAAGGCAGTTTCATTAAACCGATCGGTTCCGCCGTTTCCAGCCGGAAACCCAGCCAGCGAAGCCAGGCTTTCGCAACGTGGTTACGCGCATCCACATAGTTTTCCAGTGACGGATAGACCGCCAACATGGCTTTCAGTGCCGATTTGCAGCGGCGCAGGAATATCTTCTGATGTGTTTCAAGGTGAGATGAACTCACCAGCCACGGGATCCCCACGCCGCTCAGGATAGACCCAGGAGCCACACCAAATATTGTAACGACCTGACCGTCAATCAGGCCAGACCACGCCTTTGTCGAACAGGTAACACCACGGGTAAGAACCTGCTCTGCCGTCTGGCCGGAGAATGCCGCGAATTCATCGTGATCAGCCTGACGGACATAAGGCAGAAGCTGCTGAATATGCTCAGCCGTTGCCGGGATAATCTGTACGTGTGCCATCGGTTAAAACCCTCCGACATCAAGACGCGGGATAACCGCGAGGATGGACAGCGGCAGCGGATCTTCCTGCCGGATAAAGACACGCCCGTTTTTGCTCCAGTTGGAATCCAGATTGATTTCCACAATGCCGGTCGCATCATCAACAGGGTTGTCGTAATACTCAAACTCACGCTGAGGGTATTCATACAGGTGGTCTTTGTCGGTACCGGCCCACACGCCACGGCTGGAATTAACGATAAGACTGGCGACTTTTACCAGTTTCTTTTTATCCAGCAGCGTTTCCTGCCCGTTAATGTGGATGTCCAGCGTTTCCAGTTCGCTGGTTACCGGCAGACCGATATGCACTACTACTGACGGCGTGTCAATTTCCACCCGCTCACCGGAGACAATAACCGACGGCGCTACATTGGCATCTGCCAGCACATTCACGGTTTTTCCTTCCAGGTGCCCGATACCGGTAAAGAATTTACGGGCAAAGCCCCATGCCTCTGTCATCGTGCTGCGTAACGCTGGTGGCACATTACGGTTAGGTGACACCGTAACTTCTTTGCTATTAATGACTTCAACAATGCGGCATTTCAGTATTTTATGTTCATCGTCCTCGGTGTAATCGATGTGGATCTCGTTACCGATGTCACTCTCTTTGAATACGTTGTCAGCCAGCACAGACAGACGGTATTCTTCCTGATATGACCAGTCGTCAGTACCGCCGGTAATAACGACTGTTTTATCCGGATCTGTATTACGGCCGTCATAACTCAGGCCGGAGTCCACAAAGAACGCATCTTCCGTCCGGGTGAATAACCGGCTCGCCAGCCGTTCAACATAACGGACCGTCTTTTTACCGACTTTGCGCTTCACCACGAAGTACACCGCATCTTCCGCACCCTCACTGATGGTACATACAGATTCAAATTCACCGTCGGTATGTTGTGGCGCCCAGGCGAAAACCTGCTGTTCGCGCAGATAGGTCAGCGCCAGCAGTTCGCCATCATCCCGGACACACCAGGCAACGGAGTAAGGAACAGTCGAGAAAGCCCAGTCAACAATCTGGTGCTTCTGGAACAGGTGGCTGGCGAGAATGGTTAAGTCTGTGCCCTGGTACCCGTCCACATCGAACGAATACGCCAGATCACGGACAGCGCTGCCTTTTTCCTGCACGTACAGCGCAATGTTCGCCACGGCAATCGGCGGCAGATTACTTGATCCGTTGGCACCCTGTGACGACATAGAGAAACTGGCCGGGGTGAGTACCTTATTCTGATCACCGGTAACCTGATATTCTCCGCCGGAAGTCAGCGCCACCAGCGAACCAACGTCGATCAGATGACGGATTTCATTCACCTGCCGACCGGCATAGGTGTAGATGATGCGGTCGTCATCCTGAATCGGGTTACTGCGTCCGAAGTCTTTATAGTCGCCGCTGCGGCTGGCCCATATGGTTTGAGGTTGAGAACGGGATCCGGCAAAGAACAGGCGCTGCTGGTAATAGGTCACGGTACTCGGATAACCCAGCTCTTTATTCCATGCTGCCCGCGCCCATTTGTGGCTGGCATTGGCCGCTGTGACGGCGTTGGACGGCAGATAAGAAATGACTTTCCCGGTAGCGGTTTTACCGTCACTGCCGACAGATTCAATTTTGACAATACCGAACCCACTGTGCAGGTATTCCCACTGGATACCATTATCACCGCCCCATCCGTCCCAGCTCATGCCCTCGGTGTGAGACGGACGCAGCGTACCGGTTTTACCGCCGGTATTGGCGCGGTAATAGTGACTGCCGGCGCGGCGCTGATCGTTAACTGCGGTTTCTTTATCTGTTTCCCACACCGGCACTTCATCAACAGCACGCTGTTCCAGGTAAAACTGCTTCCCCACCTGCTCGCTGCCGAAGATATTGTGTGTCGCCGTCAGTGTTACTGTGCCGGTACTGGCGCTGGCGTACACTTTGATCGCCTTGTCGGTGTTGATGTCTTCAAACGGGCCGTTCTTTGTCTCAACTTCTGCCAGCCGCCAGTCATCGTGATCGTAACGCTGTAGTTCCATAGGCGGGTGACCGGTGTGAACGATGGTCATTACGTCAGCAGACTGCGTGAATTTCAGCTTAAACAGTTCAGATTCTGCATAGGGTGTCGCCAGTTCAAACACTTCACCTTTGTGCTCACCATCGGCATACAGCACCTGCCCGCCGTCTTTGAACACACGGATATACCGATCGCCGAACTCCAGCGCATAGGTCTGAACCGTACTGAACTGAAACGGGATCAGGCGGCATTTTTTGTCACCATATTTAGCCGCGGCAATGAAACGGGTACCCGGGCGGTTTTCTGCCCCGCCGTACTGCCGGACAATGAAATTACGGCACTTGCGTAATGCCGTGGCGTACTTCGCCATGTCAACGCGCCCGTATAAGCTCGGGGCGATTTCACCGCCGGAGAATGACGGCTGAATAATACTGTAGGCCATTACGATAACCTCGCTGCAGTAAACTCATCCATGTAATCGACCGGCTCTGATGATTCCCCCAGGGAGTGGGCCGCTGCACCGGCGATCGTCATCTGGTAAAGTTGCAAAGCCTCATTACCGATACCGGCATTCGATGCCAGAGGCCGTGCAAGTTCAGCAGCCAGACGCCACGCCAGCGCATCTTTAAACAGCGCATCATACATGTTGACGTCTGTCACCCGGGCGGTGTATTGCAGCCACGCCTCCGGCTGATCGGTATAAATCAGTTTTCCGGTACCTTCTTCATCAGCACCAACCTGAAAATGAATCGCGGTATCAGGGCGGTGATACTTTTCACCGGGGCGGATAATCGTAATGGCTTTCATACAGTCTGTCGGGTAGCGGTATGCATATTTCCATTCCGGCGGCGGATTATTGGTATCAGCCAATGCAACGCGCTTAACAGCAAAGTTCCAAGGGAAGTCTGACAGTACCGCATCGCGGCACTGCTCATAGTGCAGACTGCACTGATTGGCCTCTTTGCTGGCCTCTGTCATGCTGTTGATGGAGCGGCTGTTACCAATGCGGCTGAGCGCGATATTGCAGATTTCGATTTCTGAGGCCACTGTGGTTTCTCCCCGTATCTGTACAGAAAAAGAAAAAGGGGCTTTCGCCCCCTTTTGAATCGGGGGTTAAACCCCAAGCTCTTTACGTTTCGCGTCAATATCTGCGCGTAGTTTTTCGGCACCGGCATTGTGATGCGGCTTTTTACCAAACAGCTGCTGGTACTGATCCTGCAATGCGATCAGTTCATTATCCGTGCCGCCATCACCGCCTTCACCGCCGCCGTCATCACCACTGTGATTATCGTTACCGGCATTGGTATCTTCATTCACCGCTACACGCTCACCGGTTTCAATCAGCAGCAGGTTGCTCCCCGCCATGCCGTCGAACTCAATTTCCTCACCCGGATAAAGCAGGCGGCCATTGATAAAGGATTTCTTCAATACTTTATATCGTGACATGTCACACCTTAATTACTGACAGCTTCATAGACCGGATGAGCATCCACATTCAGGATAATGCCTGATGTGAACTTACCCGCCGTTAACGGGCCATCACCCACGATGTACTGGAGACGCAGGAATTTAAGACTGCCCTGCGGCACTTTGGCCACAATGCGCTTACCGGCATTCAGTGATGCAATCGGCATAGCCTCAGACAGAAAAATAGCCTTAGCATCTGTGAATGCCTTATCAGACGCGGTTTCCAGTTTGATCTGCACCGTGGCATCACCGGCGGCTTTGGCCTGCTCTGTCACCTGTGCGAACAGTTCCAGCGGCTCACCGATACCGATATCACGGAAATCATTACGCAGCGGGCCGAGGTCGATAATGCCGGTACCGGCTGCTGATGCAGTAACCGCCTGATCGACGGAGAACATCGTTTCTTTATCTAAAATCATTGTGTTACCCCTGTTAAAAGGTTGCCGGAGGCTGATGCCGTCCGGCATACGCGGTTACTTAACCTGGCTTTCTGTCGCCAGAATGGAATCGACGCGGCGCACCGGAATCTCATCGAACGACACCACCTTCTTACCAGCCACTTCCTGCATGGAAATGTTGACGTTCTTGGAGTTTTTAATCTGACGGCGCATCCAGCTGCGGATAGCCTGATTGCAGTAGATTACCGGGCGACCCAATGCGAGGTTAGGGATCTTCTCAATCGCCTGAATCAGCAGATCTGGCAGGTCGAGCGAATCGGCTGCTTCCGGGTCTTTCTTCAGTTTGCTGATGTCGATATTGGCAATGCGGACCACATAGCGCCAGTCACGGACAGTCAGGCCGTTTTTCCACTGGAAATGAGTGCGATAACCTTCGTACTTCCCGCCGTTCTCATCTTCCAGCGTCACCTGACCTTTGTGTTCCTGCTGCAGGCCAGCCTTAGAGCCTTTCGGGAACAGGCCATGAACGGTATTTTCACCCCATACTACCAACCAGATGGAGGTCAGATTGCTGCCAGTACCACCGGCATCAATGATGTTTACCCCGTTCTTCGCGGCCAGACTGTTGAAACGGGCAGACAGCCCCGTAAAGCGCTGCGGGTGTACCGTGGTATCACCGTAGATCAGTGTTTCTGCCATTTCCTGGTTCATCGACTCCAGAAACGCCAGTGACTCAGAGAGTAAAAACTCCGCAGTCTGACCGTTCAGATCAGCCAGTTCTTTATCCACTTCGGAATAAGTTTCCAGCATCCCGACCGTATCAGTAACCTGTGCGGTGGTTGATTTACTTGGCGGCACACCATAGTTCAGCATGCGCCACGTTGCAGACGGCAGGCCGGTACGTACTGTAGTGCGATGTCCGGTTGCCTGGTTAGCTTCGACAAAAAGCATATCGTCGAGGATCTCGTTGGTCTGATTCAGCAGTTCGACAATTTTCGCCTGTTTGCTGTCAGGGCCTTGTCGTTTAGCCCAGTCAAGTAGCGTAAGTGCTGGCATGGTTTCCCCTTAATTATCCGAATAACACATCAGCGGTACTCTTCGTGCCGCCGCTATTGCCAGTGACAAGACCGTCCTCTGACATGGCTTTGCCGATATTGGCAAAAATACGCACCAGCTCCGGGTGATTTCCGAGGCCGGTTTCGTTCAAATACTGTTTCAGTTCAGGTGAGCCGAACTTATCCATGGCTTTCTGCGCTGCGCCAATGGAAGCATCGGTACCGAGGTCTTTATCTGCCTTAACCTGCTCAGCCCACTGTTCGATCTGCTGCTGCCACTGTGCCGCCTGCTGCTCAACCAGCTTCGGCATAATTTTGCTGCCATACACATCCACCAGCTTTTGCGCCTGCTCGTTGCTCAGGTTCAGCTCTTTGGCGATCGGCTCAAAGGCTTTTACTGCTTCGGCATCCAGCTCCTGACCCTCTGCGGCCTTAAATTCATACTTTTCCGGTGCTGCTACAGCGGGTTTACCGGGATCTGCTTTCGGGTCTTTGGCCGGTTGCTCAGTACCTTTATCCTGCTCATTACCCGCAGGAGTACCGCCGTTATTCGCTGGTGGTGTTTCTGTACCAGCCGGTGTGCCTGTTGTACCCGGAGCCGCTCCGCCATTGTCACCACCCTCCGCGCTCTGCTCTTCACACAAGCGACGCATCATTAAGCGCTGCCATAAGTTCATGATTGTTTCTCCTGTTGTTTCGCGGCTTCATCAGCCATCAGTGCATAGAGTTCAGGGCAGACACGATGAAGCCCTTCAAACATCTGTAAACCAAAATTACGGCAGCCCTCTTTAAAGGCTGTCAGATACGGATCTGCTGAGAAAGATGAGCCAAACACGTTACTTTCAGCCAATAACCGCCACATAAACCGGCGGCCTTCCTCCGTTGACATAACTGATTTCAGGTCATCATCAGCGCGTTTCTGTTGCTCGCGCTGTGCAATATCGTGTGCGGCCTGTTCCTGCGGGGTGAGCAGATAGGTTTCCGGTGCGTCTGTCACTGACCACCTCCGGCCAGTGCTGCTAATGCGCTGTTATCATCCATCGGTGTATTACCCAGCGCCTGAGCGCCACCGACAGCGGCCTGCGCCATCTGCATCTGTTGTGCCATGGCCTGCTGCTGAGCGCGGTTTTCACGGATCTGCGCCACCTGTTCCTTAGTTGCCACCACGGACGGCGGAACACCGATTGATGCGGCGTAGGCGTCGATAGTTTCGTCCACGTTGATTTTGTCCAGGGCATCCGGTTTGAACTGACCGATGCCGCTGGTGAAGCCAATGAAACGTTCAATGCTGCTGACGCCGATCGCTTTCTGCGCCTGCGCCATCACTGAGATATATTCGACTTTCAGCTGCATACCCTGCATCTCATCCGGCGGTACCGGCAGCAGGTTGTTCTCAGCCATTACGCTGAACGTGCGGTTAATCAGCTTATCCAGCAACTCGGAATCCAGACGCTGTAATACCGGCCCCAGCATCAGCAGTTTTTCTTCCCGCATTTCCGCCACGGCTTCGACCGGCATTGAACGGGTATTCACGGTCTGCATCATGCGGAACAGGTCAACGAAATAGGCGTGATCGATAATCTGACGGGTGTCCTGGATATCTTCCAGCAGGCCATTGGTGCCATTAGCCGGTATCTGGAACAGCGGCTTGATCTGGTTATTCACGTCAGCCATCGGCAGATAGTTAATCCCGCCGGGGATAGTCGAAATTCGCTGGCTTTTGATAGAGGCAGGAGCCTGTAAAGGCGGGTTAGTGATTTTGTCGATCATCTGCGCTTTGCGGCGTTGCAGCAATTGCAGGGCTTTCACGCTGCCGAGCGCCACCATGCCCGGACAGGATGAACCGTAAACGTCCTCGCCGTTCACTTCCCAGCGTGGTGCCATGATCGGGAATTCGTCGTAACCGGATTCGCGCAACAGCTTGTCGTCAGTGCTGTTAGCCTCGTAATAAACGGATTTGTACGCCTTGTGTTTCGCTTCCAGTTTGCCTGTCTGGCGACCAAGGTTCGGATATACCGCGTGAACCACATTCACCCACTGCCCGTATTGACCGCTGTTCCACAGTGATTTCACAGTATCGCTGACAGCATCCATACCGAATTCAGTGATCACCTGACGCACTGTCATGCTGAATTCACGGACGGCAGTATCGACACTCAGATCCGCGCCGTTGGCAATGTAAAAGCTGCCGGTCGGAAACGGTACTGTACGGATCACCCTCTGCGGGTCAGCAACAACAGCCATTGCACCGGTGGCGAACGTGCCTAAATCCTCATACATCAGCGGCAATGACTGGTAGAGGTTGGAGCGGTTAAACACTTCGTTCATCCGCTGCTCGACGGTTTCCAGCCAGAGTTTCACCGGTCCGTAGTCCATCAGGTCACGGTCAGGTGTCGCCAGACGGAACCACGGACGCGCCGGGCTGGTAATACCGGACATCATGCCGCTGGATAAGGTACGCGCCGCCATGACGGCAGCAGGATCAATAATCTTGCTGTTGCGACGATCGCCACGGTTAACTTCCGAGGCGGTAAAACGGGTACTGCGCGGACGGGTGAAATCAGACAGCTCACGCCAGTGTGGCTCAAAAGAGAGTCGCTCGGCTTTGAGCTGAGAGAGTTGTTTATTTAACTGCTGTTTCAGGCTGTCTGACATTATCCGCCCCTGTGATTACTGGCCTAACAACGTTTTACCGCTGGTGGACGCGGCACCGGTGGCCCCCTGCGAGCCGGTCAGCATGGTTGACTTACGGCCTGATGCTGCACGGCGGCGGCGCATTTCTTCATCACGGCTGCTGGTTACAGCTTCGTCCTGCTCCTGTGGTGCTGCCTGAACCGGTGGCGGCGTACTGATTTTCGGCTTACTGAATCCACACATATCCACACCTCAATAAGATAAACGTAATTACTTTATATGGATTGTATATCATGTTAATTGACATTTGAAATAAACATGACTAACATTTTGTTTATTATTCAGCCGTGATCCTTTTTACCCTCCATAACAGGTGCTGCCAGTGCTACAGCTTTTGCCCTCTTCGTGAGGGCATTTTTTTAACAATAAACAGGTGAAATTATGAACAACCCAGATATTGAAACAGAGATTCAGATGAAAGGTAAAACTGCTCCGCGAGTTACTCCTGCGCACATTGAAAGCCTGATTACCAGCGAGCACTATTTCACCGCTGCTGATGGCGTTGCCGGGTTGTATTCCGCAAAAGCACAGCGCTATCCTGATGATGCATCGGTACCACCAGCGCTTAATTTACTGACATTTTGTGTTCTTGTTCTGAAAAACGGTTTTACGGTAACCGGGGAATCAGCCTGTGCCAGTCCTGAAAACTTCGATGCAGAGATCGGTCAGAAGATTGCCAGACAGAATGCCGTAAATAAAATCTGGCTGCTGGAAGGTTATCTGCTAAAACAGAAATTAAGTGAATAATGTCGCGGTGACATATCACAGTAAGCCCGCCGGCGTGCGGGCTTTTTTATGCGTAGGGATCGTAATCATTGTCGGCCACAACTGAGCCGTGAGAAATGTTCTGTTTGAATTGCGGGTCTTTTTTGGTGACCGGATAAGCAAATGTCAGCGCCAGCGCATCACCTTTACCCGGAGAGCGGCCTATGCGTTTTTTAATATCGTCTTTGGATTCCAGCAGTATTTTTCCGTCGAGGCGGACTTTGTATTCCGCAGCAGATAAATCATCAGCGGTTTCCTGATCGTCCAGCGCCCCGCCAATCTTGAGCCACGTTTTAACGCTGTTATACATCTCACCACGCTTGTTATACATCTGCGGATCAGTCGATGAACCGTTGAACTGCACCAGCTGCCAGTCGCGCCCCCAGTTCATGCCAACGGAATGAATTCCGGTACCGTAGCCGAAATCGATATGCACCGCGTCAGCCTGATAGCGGTCCTCAAAGTCAGCAATGCGTTTCGCCATGATCACGTCATCGGTGGTTTTAGCGCCAGACCATAAAAACTTACAGTGCAGACCCTGCCGCATGTAGATCACCGCGTCATCAGCGCCGGAATAGGCAGGGTCAACGCCGATGATTACCGGCGCATGAGCCACCTCAGCAGCGGTTACCGTCCGTTTCATGGCAGCATCGGTAAGGCCGGTCGGGATGAACTGAGTTTCAGAGGCTGACGGGAAGATGCCGCGCACACGGATTTTGAAGAAGTCGCTGTCTTCCCCCATATCTTCTTCCCACTTTTTGATCTGCTCTTTGTTGGTTCCTTCCACCGTCCGGCTGTCTATCTGCTTTGTGCGCCAGCGGTGTTTAAACTTGCGGAAGCACTCGCGGAAGCGCCCAGTGTTACGGGTCGGGTTACCAAACGCAATCCAGATAATTTCCGTGTTCTCATCCGTCAGCGCCCCCTCTGCTACTTCCCACACCAGATCGGCAATGTTGGACGCCTCATCGAATACCAGAATGATGCGCTTGCCCTGGTTGTGCAGCCCGGCGAATGCCTCGGTATTGTTCTCTGACCACGGCACGGCATCAGCCCGCCATGCGTTGGTGTGGTTCGGGTCATTGGAATAGATAGCGGTCTTGGTGCAGGTGAACCAGTCGCGGGTGATGGAAAGGCGCTGCCACTTGGCAATTTCCGGCCATGTTTTGGTTCGCAGCTGGTTTTCGGTGTTGGCGGTGACGACAACTTTGCAGTCTTCACAGGTGTCCATGCCCCACTTAATCACCATGGAAATGAATGCTGATTTACCGATACCGTGCCCGGATGCGCGGGCCAGCAGCAGCGGCTGATGCCGGGTGTCAGGATTGCGCAAATGCTGACCTATTTCACCCAGTGCCTCTGCCTGCCACTGACGCGGACCCCTGGCTGTTTCCAGTTCGGTGCCCGCCTCACCCCACGGAAATGCATAAAGCGCATAACTGAGCGGGTCGTGTGTGAACATGGCGATATCATCAATCAGCTGTTCTTCCGGTGACGTGGCGGCGGTATCGGTCATTACTCAATACCCTCTGCTGCCCGTTTACGTGCCGCTGCCAACTTATCCGCCAGCGAGATATTGACGTCAACCTGTACGCGCTCCCGGAATGCGTTGATATCGACGTGCTTACCGATCAACTCCAGCACCTTGAGTTTGTCCAGGAGCTTCACTTTTTTCAGGCGGGTATCTCCATCTATGTCAATGATATCGAATGCGGCCACCGATTTACGCCAGACCGGAGACCATTCACTGATGGGCTTGATATCACCTTTCTCATTGAGTATGTCCGCGATATCCGCGTCCAGCATATCCACCAGCCGCTTAAGCACGGCGTCAGCGCTCATCTTGGTGCGCTTATTCCGCTGCTGCATAAGCTGGGCGATACGCTCCTGAATGCGGGGATCTGCCATCAGTACAGAGGCTCGCTTGCAGGCACTGCCGGGAGCGTACCCGGCAGCAATGGCGGCATCAGTCTGATTATCAGGCGCTTTGAGATATTCCTGACAGAAACGCTCCATCTGAGCGTTCAGCGGTGTGGGCTTTCGTGCTGGTGGTTTGCGTGGTCTTTTGATGGTCATAATGATTACCTCTTTGTTTATTATGACCACACAAAAGATAAACTTCAAATCAAAACGTATTGCTTTTAGATGGAGCACATAGATTTAATTTTATTCATTATTTCGCCTAACTCTTTAAACGAATTATATTCTTGCATAATAAAATTTGTGGCATTTTTATTATTCTTTAAAAGTAAATAAATACAATCAAGCATTTCATTGCAATAAATTAATTTATTTTTTAATGATAATATTTCTAGAAATAGCTCTGTATCCAACGTTGAAATTTCACTAAGAAGTGAATCTGTATATTTAAGATGAAATTTAAAAGGAATGATTCCGTCCTCTTTACCATCATGATTAAATTCAATATGTGTCTTACCAAATGTATTAGCTACACTTACAGATTTGCCAGTCTTAATAATATTAAACAACTTTATACCTTGCTCATACCATTGGATATTATCATAAATTTCCTTAGCTATAAGATTCTTATATCCAGTTATTATTTTTTTCTTCTTTCTTCTTCGTCCCGTTTCTGTTTTTCATAAATTTCAATCGATGTATCAATTGACCTTTTAGCCGCCCTTGTCGATTGCCAAGTCAAAGCCAATGAGCCAATACCAACTACCAGAGCCGTTCCTGCTATCCAATCAAAAGCCATGTAACCCCCATAGAAGTTATTTTTCTTATCATTCTACCTTCAATTTCATCTCATGCCACCCTCTGGTGTTCCAACATTCAGCATCACCGGACAGACAGCACTCAGCGACCGGCAGCGCCTCCCCGCACTTACGACAGCAGCGTTTTGACAGCTCCGCAATCTCACGCTTAAGCCGTGCATCGTCGTTGCGTATCAGCATCTGAATATACTCGGCCTCGTCGTATGGCTCACGACCGGGACGGCGCAGCACACAGTTGCGTTTGATCATCTCATGTTCTTCGGACTCAATCTGCCACTGCGGGATCACCATGCCAGCGCTACGCTGACGTTTACGCTGTGCGGCTTTGCGTTCGGCTGGTGATTTAGCCATCATTCCGCTCCTAATCAATCACCTTTTGGCATATAGCCTGTGCCCTGTCGCCAGCTATCAGCTCGCGTGTTTTTGCATACAGAGCAAAGCGACCAGGAAAAAATTCAGCTCCGTACCACACGCTGGCCGCGAACACCCGGCTGGCGACAAAGGCGATGTATTGTGTTTCTGTCATTTCAGCAGTTCCTCAGGCACACTAACTTCCTTCCCTATCTTCACAGCCACGACAGCGCGGCAAATTGCTATACATGGTGTATCACCGTCTTCATAGCCATCCTGCACGTAATTACAGGATGCAGACCAGACCATACGCCCGCCCCACTGCTCATCTGGGATCAGTTCGTTTACAAGCTCAATAGAATATTTCTCGACAAATTCACCACAGATAACCCACGCCCCAGACGGCACGTAAACGCATTTATTGGCATCAACGATATACTCAGCGCCTATTTCAACCTGCATACCCATAGCCTGCGCCACAGCCCAATCCAACGCCCGGCCTGAAAGCTCACTCGTTTTTAAGGTTTTCATCACTCCTCCGACAGTTAATTAACTTGCCGTGACATGTCACGATTAATCACTACATCGAAATTTCTACAGCCGCAGGACGGGCAGACCAGCTCGATATAATGCTTTCGTTGCACCAGTGCCAGCTCGGAACGCTGTGTCATTTTCCTGCATCTCCGGCACCGTAAATTCTGGCTCATAATTTCTTACCCTATTCATTTATCAATTAACAATTTCAATCACTTATTTACCTGATGGTAATAAGTTCACGATTCCGCCATTATTCCGGTAACCTTACCGTTATCTTCCCGGACTCACCCCACACCTTGGAAACCGCCACACTCCAGACCTTGCAGTCATCATCAAACAAGGCATCCATCAGGGCTTTAAGCAGGTTATCGACATCCGGCTTCTGCTGGTGCGGACGCCCGTCCATGCTGCGCTTCTTCACTCCTGACCAACTTTTAGGCATCGGCATCTGAAAAACGATTTCAGCACCTGATTCCGGCAACGTTATGCGGCGTAACCGTGCTTCATCACAGAATGCCCTGTAACGCATCACTGCAGGCCGTTTCTGCCACTTGTCCCGCTGTGTCATGCGCGGCTTTGGTACCGGCGTGATATCGAACTCGTTAACCTGCATTGTTCCTGACCTTTTTCAGTAGTGAATCAAACAGTTTTTGCATCCGTGCCGGTTCGCCATACTGCTCAATCGGCTGGCGCACTCTCGGCTTTCGCTCTGTAACCTGGGGCTTCGCTGCCGTCTCCTCGCTGCGCTCATGGCTGCGCCTGAGAGCTTTAGCGATATTCTCGCGCCTGGTCTGCGCCTGATTCTCAAGCCCTTCCCGGTGGTCATACCGAAGCCAGTGGACGAAGTTGTATGAGTTTCTTTTGCGCCCTATCACATTCCAGCGGTACAACTGGTCGAGCGCATACCGCACTGCAGATATTCCGACCTTCCGGTTGTGGTCGTTCCTGATGGCGACCACCAGCTGCATGGCAGTGAGATCCGGCTTATCCGCAAGAACCCGCACGATGTAGTCCTGAACCCGCATATAGCCCCCATGGTAATTACCTTGCAGGTAAATATAACCATATTGTTTATCTTTTCAAGAATAAAAATACCAATACCCCGCATACGATTAAAACGCTCTGTATCGAATTCTGAGAGACTTTTAAAACCACATCATGAAAACGTACTGACCACATAGTTAAAACCTCTCTGCGTTGCGCTGGCTTACGATTTTGATTATTCATGCACTCAGGCAGATCGTTGTTTCTTTCTTTCGAGCATTTCCATCCACGCCGGAGGCGGACGGGTTTTATCTTCCACGCGAAGAACCGGACGGGGTATCGGCTCACCTTTGGCTACACGGTCAGCCCACTGCCGGATCATCTTCGCCAGGCGCTTTTCAACCTCAGACTCAGTCAGCCGCAGGTCATGCACCCTGTTTCTCAGGTCAGTGAAGATCCAGTACTGCACCGGGTGCCGGAACGGATACATCTCAGCACTGCTGTAATAACCCCGCTTCGCCATGTATTTATTAAAATCACGCAGCATGTCATCAAACGGGATCCCGAATGCGTTTGAGTCCACCAGCTTATCCGACAGCATCACAATCACGTCAGACAATTCAGGCGGCCACGGATTGCCATTCATGCAGCGATCGAGGCAAAACGTGAATATCATCTCAAACTGGTCGTCACTCAATCCGGCGGTTGCTCGCTTCCACATCGATGACGGTTCCTCGTTGTTCTTCCTGGTCCATTTGTCCCCGTACAGCTCGATCATTTTCCACCAGAGCTGCAACAGCCTCTGGTCCGTGGTTGTCGTGGACGCTTTGCAGGAATTTCTGCATGGCTCTGGATTTTCCGGCAAACGGACTGCCGGTCTGATTGTGTTTATTTGCCCCATTGCTTCCCCCATTGGTTTTCATGCGCTGCTGATGAATACTTTTGGCAAATGCCATTTCCCACTGTGCATGGTGTTTGGCTTTCCCCTCCGCCTGCCAGTACGTGACGAACTCGGCCAGTTCCTCGGGCCGGTACGGCTCATTCAGTATCACTCCCCACTGTGCCGCTTTACGGCTGAAATCCGGATCCGGCTGCCAGTGACCGGTCATCACGAACTTACCCGGATAATCTGACCAGTTCCCTGCCGGTGGACCTTCCGCCTCAGGAACAGAAATGAAATTTTTTTCGCGCGCGCCTGAGAGAGTTGTTTTATGTTCTTGTTCCTGATCTTGTTCTTGGCTTCCGAGGGACTCCGAAGCCCCTTCGAAGCCCCTTTCTTTTTCTCTGATGGTTTCCTCTCAGACGACATATGAAAGCAATCTTTATATTTCTGATAAAACATTGATAAAAATTGATTTTTAGGCTGACTGTCATACTCTCTTTGTATGCCAATACAGCGGTTATCCGATGCTTTAAGCGCCGGTGCGATCTGGTACTTTGCCATTTCAATCACCCAGACCACCTCGGCATCCTCATCGTAGTGGCAAAACCCCGCTTCGATGCACCTTCGAAGCCCCTTCGAAGCCCCTTCCAAACCCAGCCCGGTTTCATGCGCCATGTAAATAACTGGGAGGTAATACATGCCTGTCATATTGGCATGGGGATTTGTAAGCAAATACATAGAAACAATAAGAGCTTCGTGACCTTTTTCCCTGATCTCTTTACCGGTCTTCCCTATCCAGAATTGTGGTGAAACTTTCCCGTAGTCACGCATAAAAGCACCACTCACTTAGCACTGTTGATTAACTGCTTTAATACAGAGCGATAGGATGTCGAGTTTTCAAAATTGCAGGTAACGCATACCCCGTTACAAACGTAGCGCTCTGCAACATGGCCGTTTTTACATTTCCTGCCCGTGAAAAACTTACTAAGCCCTTTCGAGGCTGCTTCTTTCCTGCTGATAATTTCCATTATTACCCCGCTGAATTGTGTGTATGTGTAAATGCTAGCCATATTTTAAAAATAGATCAACCTTAAATGCATAATTGTTTATTGCACATAACCAGAAAGTAAAAAGGCCGCACAAGGCGGCCTCATATATTCATCACTCGAAGAACCTTATCAGCTCTTCCATTGTCACTGCTGCACCATGCTCAGTACATGCCTGGTGTAATCGCCTGATAGTTTTCAGTCCCGGCTGTCTGCGGGCGTAGCTCAGGTGTGTCCTGATATAACCGACAGTTACCCCGGCTTTCTCTGCGAACGCAACACGATCTTCTTTGTTAAGACCATTCCAGAATGCATGAAAATTGAAATCTTCCATATTTTTCCTGTTCTATCATTAAACATTCTGAGAATAATAACCAACATGGTCATTTACCAACAAGGTCATGATTCTGTTTAATGGCGGAATCAGATAAACATTTACGAATACATTTTAATCAGGCAACCCATATGAAAAACATCAATGAGATAAGGAGAGATAACCTCATCTTCATTCTGGAGAAGTATTACGACGGCAGACAGAAAGCGCTGGCCGATGCGCTGGGGTTCGCCCCGAACATCATTTCCCGCTACCTTTCCTCATCCGATTTGAAGAGCCACCGTAATATCAGTGACGCGGTTGCCAGGAAGATAGAGCATGTCACGCGGGTACAAAAATACTGGATGGATACCGACCATTACAACCGGCCGGCAGAAAGCACCGACGATATCTATTCACCGACCGAGATCGGCGCAATACTGGCAGATAACATCAGTACCTTTATGCTGACAGACGGCGTGAAGTCACAGACTCAACTGTCTGTTAAAAGCGGGCTGGGACAGTCAACGATTAACCGTATCGTGAAGAATGAAACCAGTGCCACCGTGGACAGCGTGGACTCCATTGCCAAGGCGCTGGGCCGTAAAGCCTACGAACTACTGATCCCGTCCAACGATACCGACGTCATTAAGTATGACCAGAAACGGTATGCTGCACTGTCACCGGCAGAGAAAGAACAGATCCAGGACTTTATCGAGTTCATCATAAAGAAAAACCGGTAATAAACTCAGACAGATGCGAAATCGGCCAGCCTCGAGCTGGCTTTTTTTCGTCGTGATAATGATCAATTTGTTTATCTTTTATTGTTTTTTATTGTTGACAACGTTCAGTTACGGGTTATTATTCATATCAAGTTGACCACATTGGTCATGCTCTTTAACAATCGATACTGCAACACAACCCCTAATTCTGATGCAGCAGAATGTCCTCGCTAACCCGTAGAACCGGAACGCGGGATCGGAACGTGAAAAATTACATGAACTGGCGATAACCGCCGGTTTTGCTATACGCCAAAACATAAACAAATGGTTTATTTAAATGGTGAATAACATGACATTTTTTATTCTCAACGGCCTGCACGTTTTTATCGTGTGTGGCAAGCAACAGCAGTTCAAATCATTCCGTACCGGCATTAAGTGGGCTTTCACCACAAAAACCGCCGCACGGACAGATCAACTTATAGGTGAGCACAATGGCAACAACCAATAAAGAACGTATGGATGCTAATTTAGCCGCGGCGATAATGCTGGCCAGCGGCGAGGCATGTATTGATATAGCGAAAGCAACGACAGACCTGATTGCCCGTATCAACGGAGATAAATCTAACCCAGCGCTGGAGAAATACGACAACATTATTTTCCGTGTCGGCCTCGCGGCCACATCATCAACCTGCTTACAGTCACTGCCGGATGAGCAATGCATTGAAGCGCTGGCACACGTCATCAGAAATATGGATAAGTACCCGGCCACCAGCGACAAAAAGCAGTATTTTGAATCGCTGTGCGGGGCCGCTGATCATTCTGCCGCAAAAAATGATAAACAACCCGTTTATCAAAACGATGAGGTGATGACCGATAATGACTGTCAGGCAGCCACTGAGCCGCCACATTTTGAACCGGGCCGCTATCCTGATATCCCTAACGAAACGTATCACGCATCGAACGGCATCAGCAGCACCATGCTGAAAGATGCACGGATCAGCCTGATGTATTACCAGCGCCGCCACATCACGAAAGTGATTCAGCATGAACGCTCTGAGGCGTTGGATTTCGGTAGCCTGTTTCATACTCTGGTACTGGAACCGGAAAAGCTGGACGCAGAATTCAGCCTGCCGCCGGTTATCCCGGCTGACGCGCTGACCAATACCGAATCCATGAAGAAATGGATTGAGAGTTATAACGCCGGTCTGGCGCCAGTGATGAGTAACGACGAGCTGAAAGCAGAAATTGAGGCACATAACGCCACGCTTCCGCAGCCGTTATCTCTGTCCGGTAACGCTGAAGAAATCGGTTCTCTCTATGTTTCGCTACCTGATGCTTTCCGCACCATTCCGGAACATGAAAAGCGCACCGCAGCAGCAATGAAAGCCTGCATCAAAATGTTCAATAACACCCTGCCGGTACCGCTGAAAACATCCGGCGGACGTATCGATATGATTCGGGAGCTGGAAGCGATAAATCCTGAGCTGGTGGAAGCAGAACGCAATAAGCCGGATCCGCTGATTACCTCCGGTAAGAAAGAAGACCTTATCGCCAGAATCAAAGCTGTATCGCCGGGCACTGTTTTCGCTGATGAATTAATGCAGGCATGGCTGGCAGATGAATCACGTATCCGCATCACAGGCGATCAGTTAAAGCTCGGCAAAGCCATGCAGGAAGCTGTCTACCAGCACCCTGAAATCAGACCACTGATTAATCATCCGGGCCGCGCCGTGGAAGTCAGTTATTACGGTATTGATGAAGATACCGGCCTTGAGGTTCGTGTCCGGCCAGACCTTGAAATATCCACCACGGACAGCCGTATCGGATTCGACCTGAAATCGGTATCACTTGGACGTTTCAAGCAGGATGCCATCGAAGCCATGATCCGCCGTGAAATACTCAACCGCGATTATCACGTCAGCGCAGCCATGTACTGCGATATTGCCGAACTCGACCAGTTCTTCTGGATCTTCGTCAACAAAGACGAAAATTACAACTGGGTCGCGGTGGTCGAAGCTTCGCCGGATTTACTGGAACTCGGCCGCCTGGAGTACAAAAAGACACTTCGCGATATCCGCCAGGCTATGGACACTGATGTATGGCCGGGCCCGGTCACCACCACGCTCACTATCGGCCTGAGCGATTTCGATATGCGCCGCCTGGAATCGCTGCAAATGGACGCCGCGTAACACCCACCCTATTTGATGCCCGACAATGGTCGGGCTGGAGATATCATTATGTCAGAAGTAACAACTGTTCAAACCAGTACACCACCGACCGTTATGAATAACACCTCATTGCTGATGAATCCGGATTCAATGGATCGCCTGATGCGCTTTGCTGAGTTAATGGCATCCGGCACCGTGACGGTACCGAAACATTTACAGGGTAAACCCTCTGATTGCCTGGCAATAACAATGCAGTCCGCCCGCTGGGGCATGGACCCTTTCGTTGTTGGTCAGAAAACCCATGTTATTAACGGAACACTCGGTTACGAAGCTCAACTGGTCAATGCCGCAATCACAAGCTCAACCGCTATTGATGGCCGCTTTCATTACCGCTATGGCGGAGAATGGGAAAAAATTGTCGGAAAAAAAGACAAAAACCGCGATGAGTCTGGCCTCTATGTTGAAGTTGGCGCGGTGCTGCGTGGTGACAGTGAAATAACCTGGGGTGAGCCGGTTTATCTGGCTGATGTCCAGACGCGCAACTCACCACTCTGGACAAATATGCCAAAGCAGCAGATCGCCTATCTGGCAATAAAATACTGGTCACGCCTGTATTGCCCGGAAGTGATTATGGGCGTTTACACACCTGATGAGATTCAGGAACGCGCCATGAAAGACGTCACCCCGTCGAAAGAGCGCGTAACACTCAGTGAGTTATCCCACCAGCAGGCAGAGCCACAGCAGCCGGAGCTGGTAAAAGAAGTCACCGGTGAACTGGTTGAAGAATTCGACGCTGAGGCAATCCGCCGCGCTATCGATACCGCCGAAACACTGGATGCCGTGAAAGATATCCGCAGCCGGATTGATGAAGGCAAAAAGGCCATGGGTATCACCCTGTTTACTGAACTGAAAAACAAAGCGGTTCAGGCATATCACGTTATCGATTCACGCAACCTGCTGGAAGCGGAGATCAACTCTCTACCGGAACCCGGCACACCGGAAGCCGCAGAGGCATTTCAGAAAGTGGAGCAACTGCTGAATGCCCGTAAAACGAAACTCGGCACTGAGCTGCATGAGCAATTCAGTATGACGCTGAGTGATATGAAGCCTGAGTATCAATAATTTTTCCGGGGGAGAAATCCCCCGCCCGGAGAACACACCATGATCCCATTAAAAAAACCTATCGACTTCAAAGAAGTAAAACGCCTCACTGGCCTGTCCCGTTCAACTATTTATACCTACGAAAACGCTGGCAAGTTCCCGAAGCGCACTGCATTTACTAAGCGCACAGTGCGCTGGGAGGAAAGTGAGGTAGTTCAGTGGATCGCCGAACGCGGCACGCATCCGGCAGTGCCGGACGACACCATTCATAAAGTACGAGCAAAAAAGGCGGCAAAGCATGAACAGCGCGCGCTTTGATATCGCTGACGCGATTCTGTCACTGCACGGGATCGCACTATGGTGCGCTATCAGCGGTGTTATCTGTGTGATTGATGGTGACACCCACCAGCTGATTATATCCCCTTCTGATAACCCCACCGTTTCAGGATGAAGCGTAATGCAGGGATGCTGAGGAAATAACAATGACTGCTTACTATAACGAAAACGATCCGTTCGCCGCTCAGTGGTTACGGAATCTCATTGCTGCTGGTCATATAGCGCCGGGCGTAGTGGACGAAAGGAGTATTGAAGATGTCACACCAAATGACTTACGCGGATTCACGCAATGCCACTTCTGTGCAGGAATCGGAGTCTGGTCATATGCCATGCGCCGAGCCGGATGGCGCGACGATAGACACGGTTGGACAGCAAGTCTGCCGTGCCAGCCTTTCAGCCAGGCAGGTAAAGGAGATGGATTTGATGATGAGCGGCACTTATGGCCGGCATTCGACCACCTCCGAAGAGAGTGCAAGCCTCGCGTTATCTTTGGTGAACAGGTTGCAAGTAAAGACGGACTCGCTTGGCTCGACCTTGTACAAGCTGACCTGGAAGCAACGGGCTACGCCATCGGGACGGTTGATTTATGCGCTGCGGGCTTCGGTGCGCCGCATATCAGACAGCGATTGTATTGGGTGGCCGACTCCGACAACGCGGGACTGGAAGGATGGAAAGGAATGCCAGAACGTTCCGCTGAATTCCCTGCTGGGTCGGGTTGCATGGATGGCAGGATGGCCCACGCCACTGGCGGGGAGCAGCCGGGGAGCCGGAACCAGCGGCAGGCAGGGAGGAATGAATATTCAAACAGCTGCGCAGCTGGCAGGCTGGACAACAGCGAGCGCCTCGGATGGAGAACGGGGAGGAACTGGAATAACGCCGGGAATGACGGGCAGCAGCTTGACGCAGCAGTCAAAAATGACACTGCCAGTCCGACGAACGGCTACTGGCGAGATGCTGACTGGTTACTCTGCCGGGATGACAAGTGGCGGCCAGTTGAATCCGGAACATTCCCGCTGGCTGATGGGATTGCCGGTCGAGTGGGAAAACTCCGCGCCTACGGAAATGCCATCGTCGCGCCGGTCGCGGAAGAGTTCATAAGGGCTTACATGCTGATAACAGAGGAATGAATATGACACGACCAATCGACCTAATAGCAGATATCACGGATGAGTATATCGCCAGGCATTTTGAAGGGACGAACTACGGCCACACCAACTATCGTGACATCGTTGGCAAAGGATGCCTGAATGCTATGGCCGGATATCACAACGGATATACCACGCAGTGCATACTGATAAATATGGGACTGACCACGGAGAAGTTGCGGCTGACAAAGCGCGGTCGTGAATTTCTGTTCTGGCATTTTAACTATCAGCCGGTTAATGGGCGGAAGATTGATTAACCAGATGCCACAATAGTGACGCACACGGATGTGTTTAGTCACTGATGCAGGTACAATACGCCGTCTTTTTATAGGGGGTGTTATGAACGAAAGAGATTGGGCTGATTGGATTGCAATTGGTGCTAGCGTGTTGTCTTCTTTTGGTATTTTAGCTACTATTTTTGTTTATTGGTTACAAAAAAAAGATTTAGAAAAATCAGAGAAAAGCAGAGAAAAAGAGATATCCATTAGTTACATGAATATATTCAATGTATACGCCAATGAACTAAAGATAATTGTAAATCAATTAATTATCATGCGAAACCTATTAGTTGAAAATGATAATTCATTTGTGGAATATATTGGCGGGCATGACATACATATGTTTTCTGTAAAAGATATCACATTGATGGAGTTAGGCAATCCCAGAATGTTTAAATTTGATAGTACATCTTTATCCTATATATATTCAAATTCAGCCTCAGTAAATATACATATTTCAGAAAAATATCTATTCTTATACAAGCACAGCATTCAAATAATTACTTGCATTGAGAATTTAATTTTAACAATTCATTACGATAACAGCAAAGAAAACATACTGAAATATTTTAGTGTTTTAAGCTTAGATAAGTCTATAGATGAAATTGATTTATGCATAAAGGATTTTAATAATTACTGCCAAAGCTTATAGTCTTACCCCTGCACTAGCAGGGTTTTTTATCCCTAAAATTCAGAGTTAACCATGACAATCGGATTTGTATTACTACTGGTAATGCACGGCTCTGCTATGCCTTTTACCGATGATATTTATACGCTCGAAGAATGTGAGAGCCGCGCAGTGCAGGTAATGGCTGTGCGGGATGTTGTCGTGATTTGCGGGGAGGTTATCCGTGGAGAGTGAACTAATTCAGGTACCAAAGGATTTATTGGAAGAATTAGCATCTGAATATCAATCTAAAATACTTTGGTTTATGCAGGCTTATAACGGTTATTACAACATAGTTGGCACTCGTTGGAACCGTGATTACAACGATTATGTCGATAGTTTTAATTCCGCTGCTGAGTTATTGGGCTGGGATAAGATGGAGAAAATAGAATGAACAAATATCGTGACAAATCAGACTTTGAGATTAATTTGCGTGTAGCTCAGATTATTTTCACTGACTCTGAATACGACGTAATTAAACAATCAATGGAAGTTGTTAAATTTCAGAATGGAAACGGCAAAGGTATCTGCCATGTTTTCGACCCCTGCAACAACCCGGCGGACGCATTCCCTCTAATTATCGATGTGAAATTATCAATTCATCCTGATTTTTATAACGACTGTGAGTCATGGGTTGTCAGAACTGTCCATATTCCGCCTGTTAAAGATAAAAGTCTGACAAGGGCTATTTGCATTGCTTATTTAATGATGAAGGATGCGGAGAATGAAAAAGTATGACTTAATTCTCGCAGACCCACCCTGGCAATACAGCAACAAATCTTCCAATGGCGCAGCAGATAATCACTACAACACCACCGATTTTTATTCCCTCACCCGCTTACCCATCGAAAAAATAGCCCATGACAACTCCGTACTCTGCATGTGGTACACGGGTAACTTTGTCCGTGAGGCTTACGAACTGGCTGAGGCGTGGGGATTTAAAGTGCGCACCGGCTTCGGCTTCGTGTGGGTGAAGCTGAACAAAAACGCAGGGGATCGGATAGACAAACATCCGCCGGGGGATTTCTTCGACTTCATGGAGTTACTGAACGCAGAGACACGGATCAATGGCGGAAACTATACCCGCGCTAATGCCGAGGTATGCCTGATTGCCACCAGAGGCCGGGGATTGGAACGCCGGTCGGCCAGCGTCCGGCAGATAGTGTATTCCTGCCTCGGCGAGCACAGCGAGAAACCGAAGGAGGTACATCATCGGCTGGAAGAGTTATACGGCGATGTCCCGCGTATCGAACTGTTTGCCAGGGAGAAATACGGTGAATGGGATGTGTACGGGGATCAGGTTAACAGTGACATACAACTGAGGTAATTTTATGGCCGATATTATCGATGAAGCCAATGACTTAAACGAACTGCGACTGACTACCGCGCTTGCCAACCGGCCGTCAAAGCCGAAAAGCCTGACCGGTTTCTGTATCTGGTGCCGTGATGAACCGGTTATGCCCGGCAGCGCGTACTGCTCAAAAGAGTGCGGCGACGATGACGCACAGAACAAGCGCAAAAACGGATAGGAGGCACTGATGCTGATCCTTGCACTCTATCTGTGGATTGCCGGTTATCTCTTCGCAGAACTGAGCAGAAGCGCAGATACCCGCACCGACATAGCAGCCGTGATGTTTTATTCCACACTCTGGCTGCCGGTCGGCGCGTGTTATCTTTCATCCCTGATCGCCAGCAAAGTGTTAGGCGACGAGTAATTACCCCGCTTTCCCCTCTTCAATCCACCCGTCAACCATATCGGCCCACTGCTGCAACATGTCGCGGCGCTGCTCAGCGTATTCCGCTTTGTTGTACACGGCACGGACGCCTTTTTGTTCGTGGGCCAGACACTTCTCTATCCAGTCGGAATTAAACCCCGCCTCATGCAACAGCGTGCTGGCCGTCCGGCGCAGGTCATGTACCGTCAGCGGTGCAAAATTAATCCCCTTCTCATTTATCCGTTTAACTACACCATCAATCACATTATTCAGTGCCGCGTTCGACAGTGGCTTGCGAATGTCATAGCGTCCCGGGATCAGGTATTCGCTCCCCATGGCGCAGACCTGAAATCCGGTCATCATATCCAGTGCCTGCCGGGAGAGATAAATCACATGCTCCCGCCGGCGCTTCATCCGTTCTTTCGGGATCACCCACTGAGCACGTTTAAAATCGACTTCTTCCCAGGTAGCTTTGATAAATTCCGTTTTCCGCACCAGGGTTAACAGCACAAATTTAACGGCCAGTTTCAGAGTCGGATAACAGCTGTAGTTCTCCAGTTCCCGGAAGAATATGCCGATCTCTTTTGGTGACATAGCACGCTCACGCGGCTCAAAGGTGGCGATCGTGGATGCTTTAATACCTGCTGCCGGGTTACTGATCTCATAGCCGCGATCAATAGCATAATCAAATACCGCGCCGACAATCTCACGCACCTGTAATGCAGTTGCCCGTCCACCACGGTCACGGATCTTTTCACACAATACCCGTAACCGCTGGGTGCTTATCTCTTCCAGCGTCAGGCGCCCCAGTACCGGCGCTATCTCACGTTCGATCACTGAGGCTTTCATTGCCCGTGTCGAATCCGCCAGGCGGACTTCACGAAGATATCTGACGGTATATTCGCTGAATACCGTCGCCCCCTTTCGCTTATCGATACCGTCACGTTTGCTTGCAGCCGGTGATACACCTGCATTCAGCTGCTTTTTCGCATCATTCAGTAATTCGCGGGCCTGTGCCAGCGTGATACCGTCAGACCCATATTTGCCAAACGTCACCGTTTCACGGCGGCCATTAAAGCGGTAATCATACCTGAATGAAATTGTTCCGTTTTTTGTGACGGCAACATACAAACCATCACGATCAGACACTTTATAAAGCCTGTCCTTCGGCTTCATACTTTTTAATTTTGTATCAGTCAGCAC